GCCATATTAATGACAGATGTCGATTACTACACAGACATCAACAAATGGCTAAGTTACGGCAGGCCGGTCTTATTGTACACATTTGTGCCAACAAAATGTGCAGGAAGAACCACGGACTTCAGTTATCAACTGGTAGACGATGAAGTAGAATTCGTTGTCGCTGGTGGGTCGCGGTATAAACATCGTCTGTGGGACTACATTGGGGATACATGTTCTGTTAATGGAGATATCGGCACTAGGATATTATACAACGTCGAGCAACGTAATATACCTGGTGACGAGCACCACAAATTTATAGTGTTCACTCCATACGCCACAATCGACGATCCATTTCATTGGCTATTACCGTTTGCAATCAATCCTATCAAACGGAAGCAGTGGCGGCAGAAGATTGGTGAGACGTGGGTTAACTATCTCTATGACCCACTCACGGATGCGCTATCGATCGCTAAGAACGGAATGTGGAATAGCGTTGAGTTGACAGGGAGGATATACCAAGCACTACAAGAACGTGCTGGACACAAGGATGGCCCATTGGTAATCAGCGACTTGGAGCGGCTTTTGCGTCAGCATAAGATCGATTCCGAGCAAGCTGCTTTCAATGCCCCCTTGTTGTTCGATTTACTTGGTTGCACACTACGCCAAAACGTTGTGAGCACCAATGGAAGCATATCCTACCTTCCCCTAGGCTCGTTGGCTACGGAGGATGGTAAACCAATGGGGCAACAACTCATGCCAGCACTAGTCACTGAACCGGCTCTCTTTCCAGAGTCCAGTCTGGCTAGTGAAGAAGCAACCGTGAACGGGCGCATAGAGAAAGTTAAGAATAGTCGAGTCCCACCAAGAGTCTTCGAAACATACCTGGAAGACTTTACACAGTACTTGGTGCCGAACTCTGGCGTCGGAAGCCCACTAGATGTGGAAGAGGTTAGACAGTTGCAAAACACACCGCAACAGAAAGCAAGGTTTAAGGGCTGCTTGGGTTATTTAAGCGAAGCTGTTGACAACAAACTTAAGAGCTTTGTGAAAGCAGAGCCATACAGCAGCATAAATGACCCACGCAACATCACCACTATGGAACCAGCCTTAACCGTAATGTTGTCCAGGTTCACACTGGCCTTTAAACAACAAATCCTCAAGAATGTACCGTGGTACGGACCCGGCCTAACACCGAAGAAGACCGCTAAGAAATTACAATCGCTTAGCGGAAAGGGTTTCCTTACCATTGACTACAGCCGTTTGGACGGTAGTGTAAGCGAGTTTCTACAGACCGTTTACCAACGACCATTAATGCGCTGGGCCAATGAGAAGGATAGACCCTTGGTCAAACAATATCTGGCCCAAGTCTTCAAAATGCAGGGACGTACTCGACGGGGTGTTCAATTCAACCCCGGACACGGCACACGAAGTGGAAGTCCGCAAACCACTGATGGCAACACAGTCATCTGCGGGTTTGTTGTTTATAGTGCCTTGCGATTGTTGGGTTACACCAACAAGCAAGCGTGGGAACTTATGGGACTCTTCTATGGCGACGATGGTGCTCAACCAATTGTGGATGGACTGAAGGAGGCGATCGAACAGGTTGCCACCCAAGTCGGGTTTAAAAATCAAAATCGATATAGTTGAGGACGGGGAACCAGTACCGTATTTGGGCAGGTACTTTTGCGACCCGGCAACAAGTTTGGATAGCTTTCAAGACCCATTAAGGACCATATCAAAGCTCCACCTAACAGCGAATAAAGCAGTAACCGTGCAACAAGGCCTGGTCAACAAGGCCTGCGGTTATTGGGTCACCGATAGCAAAACACCTATTATCGGGACATGGGCCAGACGTGTTCGGGACACGCATGGCACCAAAATTCGTGGAGCAACTCGCGATGAACAACACAAAATGTCAAATGCATGGCCTCAAAGCAATGCAGAGTTGATACGCGAGAAGATGGCCTTGGTGCTCGATATAACCACTCAGGAGTTAGTGGAAATCGATCAAGCAGTTGAAGAGGCTCCCCTGGGACAGATACCAATATTACTACAGACGAGACGTGAGATTAAGATCCCCGCCTGCTATGCTGGAGAGATTCAGTATCCTGTCACGGGGACCCGTAACTCACAAGATGAGCAACAGGGAACAACTTCAAACTGCCTACAACAAGCACCTCGTCCGGTGCAGGGAAGCGATCACCCGACTCGTCCTAGACCAGGTCGGAAAACAAGGACGCTTCGTAACACGGGCCGCGGCTTTCGGGGTCAAACTAGACCCCGTAGATAATAGAGTCGTG